TTCCCGGCGCGAGCGGGAGTTGGGTGAAAAAGCAAATTTACCATGATTCATGAATACAAAATCCTTTATAAATCCCTAAGTGCCGACCCCAACCTTTGATTCGCTTTTAATATAAAAAAAGTTCCCGCCCGCTCGCGCCAGAAAAATCCAATCAAAACTCCCTAACATCTGACCCCAAGAGGTCTTTCGCCTATAATATAAAAATTTTCTGGGCTGCGAACTTCAGATCCCAGAAAATCGAAAAAAGGTTTCAAGAAGCAAAAAAAATTTTTGGGCTAACGCCAAGTCTTGTTTTTGGGTTGTTGATAACTTTTTAAAAAAAATGTTTTTAGGTATTGCAACAAGTTAGGATATGTGCATAATCTACTTAGCTATTAGAAAGCTAGAAAGGTTGCTAAAATGCAATATATACAAAAAGAAGACAGATATAAGATTGATGATTTTGCAAGGTTATCAATCCTAAAATCTGTATTTGTCAAGGAATGGCAAACAAATTGTAGAAAAGAACTACAATTTATGAGTGGAAAATATAATGGATTTCTTCTTGGTGAAGATTTCCAATTTTCTCATAAACAAAGAAAAGGTGGTTTATCTCAATCTAAGATGACTACTTTTATAAAAGAGAAGTTTGGTTTTTCTGATGACCAAATGCAAGATATGTTTGGGTCGGAACAGGTGGTTGATGTCTTTTCACCTAAACCATTAACTTCTACTATCTCATCATATAAAAAATGTAAGGATAGTTTATTACATTCAAACGTAATGAATTTAATTCCTAACTATCATGAAAAGGTGGTGTTCTAATGCCTAACGATTTGTTAAGACTATTAAACCTACCTACTCAAAACACGAATACAGAAATGGATAATCAAAACCATGATAACACTAATGTTAATTGGCAAGGTGATCTTCTGGGTTGGGTTTATTCTAATACTTTGGAAAGTGTTTTACTAACTTGGCTAACTAATAACTCTATGTCTAAATCTGATTTGGCTAGGGTCTTAGTATCAGTGATTAGCAATAAACCAGATAGCCAATCCACTGATGCCACTTCACAAGTCTTAGAAAAACTAACTTCCCAACACTATATCTAGTAGTCCCAAACCAAACTAAAACTCGAAGCACTTTTTCCTGACCCCCACACCCCCCTGAGTTGCGCGGCTTGCGTATAGAACAGACTGAAAGTCAAGTTTTGCACATACAGAACCTCCAACAAAAAGTTTTGAAAAAAGGGACCCAATTTGGTATACAAACTCAATGGCAATCAATATTGAAGGGCTGACCCCCTTTGAGCAAGAAGAAGCTTTAAAGAAACTCTTACTCAGAAAAAAAATTTTAGAATTACAAACCAAACAGAAAGATGACTTTTTGTTATTCGTTAGAACTGTTTGGCCAGAGTTCATTGCTGGTAATCATCACAAAATTATTGCAAAAAAATTCGAGGCTATCGCCACCAAGAAAATTAAGAGACTAATTGTTAATATGCCACCACGACACACAAAATCTGAATTTGCATCTTTTTTATTTCCGGCGTGGATGATGGGCCGTGAACCACGGCTAAAGATAATTCAAACATCGCACACGGCAGAATTAGCACAACGCTTTGGTCGTAAAGTCAGAAACTTAATCGACACACAAGATTATCAAAATATTTTTCCAGGCATGGAATTATCGGCGGACTCCAAAGCTGCGGGTCGTTGGGAAACTAATCAAGGAGGAGAATATTTTTCTGCTGGTGTTGGTGGTGCGATTACCGGACGAGGTGCGGATTTATTAATTATTGATGACCCACACTCCGAACAAGATGCCCTGAGTGCCACAGCGTTAGAGAATGCGTGGGAGTGGTATTCTTCTGGTCCTCGTCAGCGTTTACAACCTGGTGGTTCCATTGTGATCGTGATGACTCGTTGGAATACAAAAGACATCACCGGAGAATTGATCAAGGCCCAAGGACAACCGAAAGCCGATCAATGGGAGGTGGTCGAGTTTCCGGCGATCTTACCTTCCGACAAACCAGTGTGGCCTGAGTATTGGAAGTTAGAAGAATTAGAATCAGTTAAGGCTTCGATCTCCATTGCTAAATGGAATGCGCAGTGGCAACAGAATCCTACAGCCGAAGAGGGTGCTATTATCAAACGTGAATGGTGGCAGCCGTGGGAGAAACCTAACATGCCTGGTCTAATGCACGTGATACAATCTTATGATACAGCGTTTAGTAAAAAAGAAACCGCCGACTACTCCGCTATCACTACATGGGGTATCTTTATGCCAGATGAAAAAACACCGAATATAATTTTGTTAGACATGAAAAAAGGTCGTTGGGATTTTCCTGAGATGAAAGAGATTGCCTATGACAGTTATAAGTATTGGGAACCGGAGTCCGTGGTCATCGAAGCAAAAGCCTCTGGTATGCCGTTAACACAAGAACTACGGATGCGTGGTATTCCTGTTATCAACTTTACTCCTTCTAAAGGCAATGATAAGTTGAGTAGAGTTAACGCCGTTGCACCTCTCTTTCAATCAGGTGTTGTTTGGTACCCGGAAGGTGAATCATGGGCCGAGGAACTTATTGAAGAGTGTGCTGCTTTTCCATACGGAGAGTATGATGACTTGGTGGATTCCATGACACAGGCGTTGATGCGATTTAGACAAGGTCACTGGATCGAGCTTCAAGATGATTTTGAGGACGAGCCAGTGGACAGACGGAAAAGGGAATATTATTAATGTCGATTTTTGACAGGTTTAGAGATATCGCCAGCTTCTTAAACACGAGGCCTGAAGCACGGACCAAGGAACAAGAACAAGTTGGCACAGACATAGAAGAGGCAGCCAAGACAGCTCAAGATATAGCGGAGTCACGTTTAGAAGGTGTTTCCGATGAAGAGGCTAGAAGCCTGTCGGACCTGGTGCGTGATTTTTTTAGCTCGGATGAAAAAGGCATCAAAGCATTTCGTGAAAAAAATAAAGAACAGATAGCCAAAGATAAAAAATTAGTTGGCAATATTTTAGGTAAAACTCCTCTTGGAGTGGTAAGAGACTTTGTTATTAAGCAAGCGGTCAATCGATACGGTCCACAAATTGCTGATCTTGCTTCAGGATTCATAGCACAACTGACAGAACCTGATGCACCCAAAGGCGGTGGTCAGTTTGAGTTTATGGGAACTGTTTACACAGACAAAGATTATTTCGATGCTGGAAGAGTAGAACAAAGTTCTGCGGGTCTTTACAATATTGATCAAGGAAGAAGCACTGTTAGTAATATTAAAGCTTTTATCAATCTTTTACCGGATGATTACTCTAAGACACCTTCACAAGTTTATAATGACTTTCGTCAGATTAAGAAAAATCATCCAAACACACCTTTTGCTGATTTCTATGATCCGTCAGCTTTGAAAACTTCTGGACTAGAATATCAACTGTTAGTAGCGAACAGAGAAAGACCAGACACTCCTGTAACTAAAGCTGATCTTTTAGCACTCACAGAAACAGGAGGAGATCTCGACCCCAACGTTGTGAAAACAAGATTTAATCGTGGAACGGACAGAGGTATGTCCGAAATTGCACAGACTCTTAAAAAAGTTAATGAAGCGTTAGAACAATTAGGTGGTTATGCAAACAGTCAGTATGTCTATAAATATTTTCCAGACTTGCAACGATATCTTTTAGATGTTCGTGATGCGATAATCGTGGAGCAAGACAGACTTCGTGCCGGTGATCGTCAAGACTTCACACCACAAGAGGTTGAACAGTATGGTGCAGCACTATCTAATGAATTTGGAAACAGATTAGATCAAGTTGTTAACCGACTAAAAGAAGAACGTCCCTTAGGAGCAGATCCAGAAAACTATCTCAATGTTATTAATGAGATAGCTTCAAGTATGAATGCTAACATCAAAGATGCACTTGTTCCTCCTAGTCAAGGTCTTCTACCAACAGGAGAGAGAAACCCTACTTATGAAAATATGTCTGTGATAGGAACAAAGAACTATGACGTTCAAGCTGTTAGTGTCAAACCTCGAGAATCTCTCGGAGAGAACTTAGCTCAAGGGACTCACTATTCAGGAGACTTAAAAGGTCCAAACAGAACAGATGCCTTTCACTATCGCACAGGAATGCTGGAAGGAGATAATGGTCCGGTTAACTATTTAATTGAAGTTCAATCTGATCACGAAGAGAGAATGCGAAAAGCAAACGTTTCTTACGACCCTAGTGTAGGAATAAAATTGTACGAGCTAGTGGATAAAAATATTGCATATGCAAATGAAAAATTACCTGCCCTAGAAAATTTTTATAAGGTTGATGAATCTGAAAAAGAAAAACTAGACGCAATAAGAAATACGTTACGTTATAATCCAGAAGGAGGACTAGATAGAGGACAAGCTTTTGCTCTTCAAAATAAAGAAAACCCTGAGGATGTTTATGTTCTAGGTCCAGACGGAGTTATGAAAAACAAAGATGGAAGACAGTTTGATTCAGAGGAAATAGATATTTCAAACTATAAACAATTTAAAAATTCTAAAGATTTAGAATTTATTCCAGCAGGCAGTCCTATAATGAAAACTATTGTTGGTTTGTATTTTGATGGACCTGCGGTAATGACTGATAATATTCCTGCAGCCAATGTCGAAAAGTATTTAGAAAAAAATACGAGAGCAGATGAAATATTAAAATTTATGAAAAAGAATAATGAGTTTAGACAAGACTTATTCAAACAAGATAAAATGAATTTAGAAAACAAAGAGGACGGTCTTAGTAAAACTGTTCCTTTTGCAGCGACTCCTGTTCAGTATGCGGAGAAGGCTATTTACGAGTTTATTCAAGATTCGATTGCACAAGGCATTGATAAAGTATCTTGGGTTCCAGGAGAGGTAAGTATTCAGATTCAGTTTGACCGTGACGCAGCATCTAATCAATATTCAGATCATGACACTGCTTTTCGAAGCCACCACAATCAAAAACAATCACAAGGTATGTTTGATTTTTATGGTAGCTCGAAACAACCGACAGACAATCATATGTACAGAGCTGCAGAAAAAGTAGTTGATAAAATAGATAAGATTGGCACAAGACTTTATGGTGAAAGTTTTGTTGCTCCAAAACTTTACGAACAAGGAGCTCAGGACGAAAATGGTAGATATTATTCACCCATTGATGAGAGTTATTGGGCTGGTAAAAGTAATATCGATGGAAAAGCAAATCCAGGTATAAGAGAAGGTTGGGGTTTCATTGACTTGAAACCAATGTTAGATTCTATTAAAGAAGAAGATAAACAAGAAGTTGTTAAAGAAATATTAGGGAGTTATGTTGAACGTAAAAGAGGTGGACAAATAGAAAGTCCTAGTTTACTTTCGTTAAATGAGGTTATAAATGGTAGATAATAACGTAGACAAAGCAATCAACCCTGCCGAAATTATTCAAATAGAAAAAGTTGGACAGGAAATTACACTAGACGGCGATCAGCCTGAAGGAAAATTTTTAGAAGAAGCTGACGGTTCTGTCGTCATTAATCCTGAAGAGGAGCAACAAGATGGAGTTCCCTTTGGAGCAAACTTAGCAGAATTTTTAGAAGACGATGATTTAGATGAATTGTCGAATGAATTACAAAGTGGCTATAGCAGTGATAAGAGCTCGAGAGAAGAATGGGAGCAAGGATACACTAAAGGTTTAGATTTACTCGGATTTAAATACGAAGAAAGATCAAGACCTTTTGATGGTGCAAGTGGTGTTTATCACCCGCTGCTCTCAGAGTCTGTTGTTCAGTTTCAAGCACAGTCTTACAAAGAGTTGTTGCCTGCAGGTGGTCCTGTCAGAACTCAAATAATCGGACAAGCCACTCCAGAAGTTGAATCACAATCAGAACGTGTAAAAGAGTTTATGAACTATTACATCACTGATGTAATGGAAGAGTACGATCCTGAGATGGATCAGTTATTGTTTCACTTACCATTAGCCGGAAGTGCATTTAAGAAAATTTATTATGATGGTGGAATGGGCAGAGCTGTATCTAAATTTATTGCAGCGGAAGATCTTGTTATCCCTTACATGACATCTGACCTAGAGTCTGCAGAACGTGTGACTCACGTTGTAAAGATGACAGAAAACGAAATTAAAAAACAACAGATATCAGGTTTCTATCGTGACGTGAAGATTAGTCCTTATGATGTCGATAGTGATATTCAAGAAAAATATGATGAATTAGAAGGCACAAAGAAAGAAGACACTTATCAAGATTACACTTTGTTAGAAATGCATGTGCTGTTAGACTTAAAAGGTTTTGAAGAAGAGTCAGGAATTAAAGTACCTTATATTGTCACTATTGATGAAGGTTCAGGTAAAGTTTTATCAATCTATAGAAACTTTAGTAAAGCTGATCCACTCAGAAAAAAGATTCAATATTTCGTTCATTACAAATTCTTACCCGGTCTTGGTTTTTACGGCTTTGGTCTTATTCATATGTTGGGTGGCCTTAGTAGAACTGCAACTGCTGCTCTTCGTCAGCTGCTTGATGCAGGAACATTGTCAAATTTACCAGCTGGGTTCAAGTCTCGTGGCTTCAGAATCAGAGACGATGATCAACCAATCCAACCAGGAGAATTTAGAGACGTTGATGCACCTAATGGGGTATTAAGAGATTCACTACTACCTTTACCATATAAAGAGCCGTCTGCTACGTTATTTAGCTTATTAGGGTTTTGCGTAGATGCGGGTAGACGGTTCGCCTCAATAGCTGATATGAAATTAGCTGAAGGAGGTACTTCAGAAATGCCAGTGGGCACCACTATGGCTTTACTCGAAAGAGGAACCAAAGTGATGTCAGCGATTCACAAAAGATTACACTACGCTCAAAAGATAGAATTTAAATTATTAGCAAAAGTATTTTCTACTTATCTACCACCAATGTATCCGTATCAAGTAGCGGGAGGTAATTCTTTTATCAAAGCTCAAGATTTTGATCAACGTGTAGATGTTTTACCACAATCAGATCCAAACGTTTTTTCTATTTCTCAAAGAGTTACAATGGCTCAAATGCAATTACAATTGGCACAAACCAATCCACAAATGCATAACTTGTATGAGGCCTACAGAAGAATGTACGAAGCTTTGGGTGTTCAAAACGTAGAAAACTTATTACCTCCTCCTCAACAACCAGCGCCTATGGATCCAGGTATGGAAAATGCACAGGCATTGAAGGGGGCACAACTACAAGCTTTCATTCAACAAAACCATGATGCACACATAGAAGCACACCGTTCTTTTATGTCATCACAGTTAGTGAAATCACAAGTTGCAATACTTGCAATTTTACAAGGTCATGTTTCTGAGCACGTGTCTTTAGCTGCAAGAGCACAAATACAAGCTGTTGTGCAGCAGCAGTTAATGCAGATCGCACAACAAATGGGAGGACAAGTTCCACCACAGATCATGCAACAAATTCAAAATGAAGCAGAAAATCAAATTTCACAAATTATTGCTGTTGTAACAAACAAAATGGTACAAGAGGAGCAACAAGGTTTAATGCAACAGGGCCAAGATCCGATAGTCGAGCTTAAAAACAAAGAGTTGGAGCTTCGTGGTGCTGAAATTCAACGCAAAGCTCAGGAGTCCATGATGCAATTTCAGATGGATCAACAAAAATTAGATCAAGATAGAGACTTAGCAGAGAAAAAGTTGCAAACTCAGGAAGATTTGACAGAATATAGACAGGAAATGGCAATCAAACGTGATATGTTAAAGGCAGGTAGACGTGGTTAGTTTAACAAGACAACAAATTCAACAATTACAGCAGCTAGTAAAGCAGCAAAGTCGTAAAAAAAGGCTTACACCCACTAATTATTTAAGCTCATTGATGAAAAATGTGGTTCAAACGAGGGCAAAAGGGGGAAAAATGTCGGTTGATGAGGCATTTAAGGAATTAAAAAAGAATCCACCCAAAGTTTTGAAGAAAACGGCAAAAAAACATGGCAAAAAAAGAGCAGAAAAACAAAAAATCGCAATCGCCCTCTCAAAAGCAGGAAAATCTCGTACCAAAAGGACTTAAATACAGTCTATCGACGATTACGCCTGAACAGTTAGAGGATCTTCAAGTAGTTATTCGTGATCAAACAGCAAGCAGTCTGTCATACATCTCTGATCAGTTTGATCCGTTGATCGTGGCGAGTGCTTATCTCTCCGTTGTTCGACAGATCTACATGATTTATCTTAATAAAGATGAAGCAGAGACTTTATTTGAATGGGCTAAGATTAACATGGACCCAAAGTCAAAAGAAGCTTACTTGCATTAGAAACAAAATAGTGTAATTTTTCAATATGACTACTGAACCAAAAAAACTAGGTCCTACAATCAGACCACTTATTGAATCTATCTTAAAAAAGTCATTAGATAATAAAACTCTCTCACCGAAAGGTTATGAAGATGCAATTCGTAAACTTGACCTAGCAGATAAAAAGAAAAAAGGTGGCCAAATGAAAAAGAAGAAAAAGAAAAAATTTCCAGACCTAAACAACGATGGCAAAGTGACAATGAAAGATGTTCTCATTGGTCGTGGTGTTATTAAAAAAGCCAAAGTTGGTATGCAAATGAAGGGCACAAGCCCTCTTTTGAAAAAGAGGAAGTAATGGTAAGTTTTAAAACAAAAAGCGGAGTCACAATATCAGTGCCAGGAAGTATAAAAGACCCTAAGGTTGAGCTAGCAATAAAAGATATTTCCATGAATGATATAAAAGCAGAGCTTGAGAAAGCTTTGAAAGAGGCTATGCCAAACAGAATGTCTAGATTAGGAAAAAAAAGGGGTGGAATAATTAAAAAAGCTAAAGTTGGTATGCAAATGAAGGGCACAAGTAAAATAATTAAAAGGAAGAAGTAATGGCAGTACAACAATTAGCAAAAGACCAGGCAAAAAAAGAAAAACAAAATCAAAAAGATTTAGACGAACAGTTTAAAAAAGATGATGAAAACGCTGAGAAAGACGCTGAGCGTTACATGGACTTAATGGATAGAATTTATAATAAAAGAGGAAAAATCAGATCTGAAAGAGAAATTATAGGCGCAAAGAGTGGTGGACAAATCAAATGTGGCGTGCAAATGAAAGGCACGAGCCCTTTGATTAAAAAAAGGAAAGGAAAAAAGTAATGGACAAAGCTACAGATAATAGTACCGTGATTGACGGTAAAAAAGTCCCTTACAAACTTCCTGCAACAGATCCTGCTAAATCTAAGACTCAGGGTCAAAAAGCAGTGCAAGTGAAGAAGGTACCATTCAAAGGAGTATTCTAATGAACACAAAATGGATTAAAGACCTTTGGGAAAAACACCCAAAAAAGAAATGGCTCGTAATCGGTGTAGTAATCGGTTGGGTAGCTGCTCAATACCTCTAATCAATGTTATCAAAATTATTAGGCGGATCTTTAGTAGACACTGTCGGTA